TTTCCATTTGTAAGACATAAACTCCCTTCTTAGGTTTTTGCTATTGTAGTGCAAGTTTATTGGATAAGATTTCATCTTTACTATTCCTGCCCATACATCCTTTTGCGCTGGTTTAATGTTAAATCCTTGTCGGTAAAGTTCCTCAATAGATTTAGGTTCGGCAGCATCCGCATAGATTGTAGCACGTTCTGGTAGCTTTTCTTTAATCAATCTTGATAGGTCGCTAAGAGTCAATCCGCTTTGATAAACTATTTCCTCAAAGTAGTTTTGTCCTTCGTAGTGAGTAACCTTGATAAGTGCAGCTGGGTGAACGTAACCAAAGTCCAATCCATAAAAGACATCCCCATCTGGTGCTTGGTCATATTGTTTCCATTGAGTATAAATAATTTCCTTTGCTGAACCTCGTTCACCTAATCCGTAAACCTTCCACATAAAGTCATCTGGTAAGTCCTTGTATTGCTCAATGTTTCTTATTTGGCTTTCACTAAGGTTTGAGATATTGTTTAGGTAGGTAGAATGTATGCGCTTGTTCTTTGGATTGTCAGCTACTTCATATACCCAAGAAATAAAGTCGGCTGGATTCCAGTCTAAAAAAGATTGTCCAGTTGTACGAATTAAAAGCTGGTCAAACAAAGCCTTACTAATAAGATTTGCCTCGTTTACGAATAGTATATCCCTTGCTGGTCCTTTTGCTTTGTCTGGGTCTTCTAATCCAAATAACTCAATATAAGAGCCGTTCTTAAACGTGTAAATAAAATCCGTGTATCGGAAATCCTTTTCATCCCAAATATTCCATTGCTCCAATATGTTTTTAAAATCCCTATAAACTCCACGCTTGATATGTGGTAGGGAATGAGAAACGCACGAAATTCTCGTATTAGGCTTGGTTAAAGCTATGTGAATTAACAATTGAACAACCGAATAGCTTTTGCTTGACCTTGACCCACCTTCGTTACAAATTATAGGATAACCATCTTCGTATGCCTTTTTATTGGCATAGAATACAGGTGTAGCCTTAATCTTTAATTGGTTGACAATCTGCATCTGGTTCTATTGTGATTTGCACATTACCCTTAATGTCTGCGGTTATGTCGGTTGTTTGTTTTGGTTTACCTTCTAATCTATCAACTACTGCCTCGTAAGCTCTTTGGTCGCCTTTCAATGCTTTGCTAATCATTTGCATATCCATCAATTCAAGTACAGTAAAATCTTCATCTTCGCCTGTAATTGGATTCCTTCTTTTTTGTACTAATTCAAGCAACCTAAGTAAACGAGTCTTTGAGTTTTGAACTCCTTTAGGTCTACCATTTGGGTTACCAGATTGCCCTTTTTCAAAGTGTTTTAAGTTATCTATTCCTGCCATTGTATTTCCATTGTTTTACAAAGATATGCCACAATTAGGGCAAACCTTACCTTTTTTGGTATTGTCTATTGATTTTGGTTCATCATTACTTGGAACGAGAAAGTCCACATTAACTCCCCATTCGCTTAAATCTTCTAATTGCCAATCATTATTTGCTAACATATCCATATCCCACATTCCATAGTGAGTATTATCTATAACCAGTAACTTTTGCTTTTCTCTTTCGTTTAAGTTAGGCATTTTGATAACAGGTACATCTTGGATGCCTAATTCTAAACAAGCACGATATCTTTGATTACCTCCTAAGATTACATTATTCTCATCTATAATTAAAGGTTTTGCTTCTAATAGCTTTTGGTCATCTTGTATAGACTTAACCAACTTTTCAAAGTCATTAGCATCAATCTTTCTTGGATTGTTAGGATTAGGTTTGATTTCGTTGATGTTCATTATCGGTTTTTTGTTGGAGTTCGTATTGATGGCATTTGCACAATTACTTTCTTTTTTAGTTGCTCAAAGCCTACAAAGTTGCCACACTTATTGCACTTAAATTGTATCGTATTTAGTTCATTTTCCCACGCATATCCTTCAACTATGGATTTGCACTTACAGGTATAAATTCTTTTGCTTAAAGTATTTTTCATCGCCCTTGTCTGTTATATGGTTTAACTGCCTTGTCCTTTGGACCAGATGTCTTTTTGTACTTGCCACACTTTCTTTTGCCAAATGATACTTTGTTATTGCTGCTTACTTTCGCCATATTTATTTATTAAATCTGCCATAAAATCAAATCTTTGTTCCTGTGTTTCGCCAAATACATAGTGCGTAGTACCATCAATTTCAAAAACATAGCAAGGATAACCTGCTATTTCTTGCTCTTTGCACGTTTCAAATATGTTACTTGTATCAACCATTACACATATTTAAATTTTGTATAATTAGGTCTTTTACCTAATAACTTCTGTATTAAATTAGAAGGTAGCATATTTATAGATTTTGCAGCTTCAGTTGCAGATTCATAAAATATACCAGTTTGTGTATCTAAAACAAGTTTTACTCTTGATAACCTTCTATTAGTTAAATTTAATTGATTATGACTTTTTAAGCCATTTTTAAATGCGTGTTTAAGGTTTTCGCTACAAGATACCCATTCAAGATTTTCTACCCTATTATCAGTTTTAATGCCGTTTATATGGTTTACTTGTGCTTTATTATTAATATTATTAATATAATTTTCTGCCACAATACGATGAATATTTAATGTTTTACCTATTCTATTATTATATAAGCATACAACTGCATAACCATATTTACTAATACCAAACTTTAATTTTCTATTAGTCTTTTTATTAATTATATCTCCTTCTTTGCTAACTAAATAATTAGGATATTCTTTAATTTCTATCATATTTTATATTTGTCAATTAATTCGTTTAATTCAGTTCTTGTCCATTTCTTTAGCCTATTATTTACCGCTTCAAACTCTAACTCCTTAACGGCTTTTTCACCAATCCTTTCTACAAGTCCGATTCGGTACATTGCTTGGTTGCCGTGTTTAAACATATTGCATCCAGCACATTGTAAGTGGATATTCCATTCGTTAAACCTTAAAGCCGAATACCCTTTAACTGTAAAGTAATGTCCAGCTTGATTACCATTGTAGCTTCCGCAACTAATACAAGGCAATCCTTCATCTCTTTTTCTTATATACGCATTTACTACCTTTTGGGTTTTTTCTAACAACTTGGGTAAAGGTATCAATGGCATAAAGCAAAATTAGGGTTACTTTTTCAATCTAACAACACATAATCTATCGTTATGCTTGTATCTTTTTTTGTTTATTGGGTTCATATAGGTCATAATCGTTTTGTAATCAGTATGTAAAAACCTAACTGCTTTTGCTATTGACCTAAAACATATCTCCTCTTTTGTATCTAAATAAATTAATCTTACCTCAATGTTGTTGTCTATTCCTGTCATCTCAATAATCGTTTTAATTCAAAGTATAAATGTGCAGTTAAATAAATGCAACAAGCTAAAGGAACACTGATAATCGTAAACTTTAGCAATTCGTAAATGAATGTTATTTGTTTCATTTTCTATAAGTTTCATTGTAATAATTAATAAACTCTCCATCCCAATCTAAATCAGCCATTGTTGTTCCAATTCCTTCACTCATACCAGCATCCCAAGCATCCTTTATTTGCTCTTTTTCTTTTTCAAGTAGTTTTTTAGCTTTTTCATAAATGTAATTCCCTGAGCCTTCTTTTGGAAATTGAGTACTCTCAATCCAATCAATCAATTCTTGCATTGCTGTTTTCATATTGTTTAGTTTAAATAACCACCCCAAGTTCCCTAATTACTATCTTGGTTAAAAATATTTAATTCTTGAGTTGGCTATAATTGGTTTTGTAAAAATAAGTACAAAGTGTAACGTTTGCACTCGTTTTTGATAAATATTTCGTTATTTAATTTCTCTAAGTCTTTAGGTGTTTTAGCCGTTACCTTGTAATGTGCTATTATCTTTTTCTTTATTTGGTCTGCTTTTTCTTGGCTTAAATTCTCCTTGTTTAGTTCCTTTCGTTTCCATAGTACATCAAAAGCCATTGTATTTAGCAATTCCCAGCCTCTTTTAGCCGACTTATTCCAGTTTTCGTACAATGCCTCAATAATTTCATCATCTTGGATTTTTGGTATCTCTACTGGTTGCGGTTCTACATAGGTCTTTTGTCTTACTTGCAAAGCTATCGGCTTATAAGCTGCCATCACATCACCAAAGAATTTAGGGGTAAACATAATTGCTTTGTCAACTGATAATTTCCCCATTGCGTAAAGTTCAAAAGCTACTCCAAGTTCCTTTAGTTTAAAGTTTCCGTAATTCTTAATAACAAATTCGCATAAAAACTGGAATGAATCAATTGCTGGTATTTGGCATCCGCTTAAAGCAATACAGGTCTTTAAATGTTCCTTAACCTCAATTGGTGAGCATCTGCCAATACTCATTGTGTCTAAAGCAACTGCAACCTTTAATTCATCTGGTTCAAGTTTATTATAGATTTCTAAATGCAATAGCCTCTCGTTCTGCGTAAGAGAGTTTATGGATTGGGGTAATACTTCGGTTAATGATTTCATCGTTCCAAGATTTGTTGTTTAAAAAGGTTTCTGGGTTTTTACGGAATTGTTTATCTGGTACTGATTGCTTGTAAAGGTCAATATAATTCATTGCATTTTGCCTTTCTATATCGGTTAATTTATTCCACTTCTTTTTTAACTTTTGCTTATCCCCTACCTTTTTATCATAATCATTCCAAAACCATTCAAAATCTATATTTATATTTTCATTTACATCTTCATTTTCATTTACATCTTCCATAAGGTTATGTTCAGGATAACCATTAGGTTTTTCATTAGCTTTAGGTCTACCACCCTTAAAACCATTGTTTCTACGGCTTTCAGTAAAATTTGCTCTTTTTTGTATTTCTTCTTTTAATCTTTCTTGATAATAATTCCCATCATCATCTTTAACAAATTTCTTCATTACATCAACCGAAACTGAACCTACTGATAACCTAATGGTTTTTTCACTTAAGCTACCTTTTTGATGTTGTAGGCATAATAATGTTATATATTGACCTCTTTCTTCCATTGTTAAATCAGATACTCCATTTAGGAAATCACTACTATAAAATAAAAATGCTGGGTCTTTAGACATTTGATTTAAGTTTTAAGTAAACGTTAGCGTGAAATTCTTTTACTATTTGATGCTTATAATATCCTAAAACTTCAAGTTTATAAATAAACTCATTTAGTCTACTTTTAGCAAATTCTTCTAATTCGTGGCAAGGAACACATAATGTGTCAAAATTATCTAATTCGTAATCCCAAGGTTCTTTACCAAATTGATAAGATTTGTGATGAACGTGCAATGTATTTGATTTATCATTGCATAATTTACATTTAAAATCATCTCGTTGCATAACCTCTAAACGCTTTTTTTGCCATCTTGGGTCTTTTAGCTTTTCTGAGTAAGTCATAAAAATAAAATAGCCCGCAGATTTGCTGGTAGTACGAGTACCAACGCCTCCTTGGGCAAAAAGTTTTAGATTAGAATCTCGTACATTCTATTGCAAATATAATCAATTAACCGAATATTGTGCTATTTGCTTCTTATTTTTTAGCTTAACAATGGTAGTTTTAATGTTCATTCCATCGTTTCTAAGGTCTGCTATTCGTGCTGCTAATCTAAAGCATCCGAACTTGTTTAAAGCATCAATAGGGGTTAACTTTCTACCCTTATTTAGGTAGTTAGCGATTTGTTGGTTTTGGCTCATAGTTGTAGGTTTTAAATTTGCGCTTTACGTTATCGCCCAACGTGGGGGTTGTTTTAAAAAGGTAATTAAAATACTTCCATTCTAAAAGGGCAAATCGTCCTCCGATTCCTGTTGGTTTACGGCAAATTCCTTTTTACCTGTTGGTGCGTTATAAGAAACTTGCTTACCTCTGCCACAGTAGTTTTTCTTTGCCTTTTCTGCTCGTTCCTCTTGGCTTTGGTTGTTCCATACTGTGTGCGTGTTTCCTTTGTCATCTGGTTGCTTTAAAAAGTCGGTTGCTACGTTTGCGTAGTGTTTGCCGTTTTTAGCTTCTTTCCAATTGATTTCCTCTTTGCAAATGTTTAATACAATCATTGTTTTTAGTTTTGGTGTTTATTTAATTGTTGTTGTTCTATTTCGTTTTCCGTTTGCCTATCTTGTTCTAATTCTTCCTCATCTTCTTCTTCCCAATCGCAATGTTCTAAACAATCTGGACAAATTCCAATTTCATCAAAGGTGGTGTGTGCGCCGCAGCAAGTTGAATAAGGCATAATTAATCGTTTAAATAGTTTTCAAATACTTCAAATTTATCAGCTAACATTTGATAAGGAATGTAATCCCTTTTAGGTTGCTCT